CCTTCATCATCAAGCCAACAACATCTGAATTTTCTTTAGTCAGCCTCATGATCTCTCTGGCTCTATTCTCGTTTTGAGTGACACGACCATAGTCATAGCCTGCTATCTCATCATGCCTGGTTTGCCAAGGCTTATTACGAGCTTCACGATTTGTTTTTTCTACGTCAAGGTCAGCCTTAGCGGCTTCTTCTTTCATACGAAGACCAGACTTTAATTGCTCTTCTTGTTTATTGAGTTCGGACTGGTATGCCGCTTTTTCTCTATCTAAAATTGATTGAGCAGTCTTTTGAATGCGGTCATGATAATCTTTTGTTGATTCTTCATCTCTCTTAGGACCAACAACAGATTGTGCTTTTGCATATGCAACTCTTTGAGGCTCAGTAAGTGGTTTACCGCTTGTATCTGCTCGTGGAACATTTAAAACAGAAACTTGACCAGTCTCTAGCTTACTAATATCAGAAGGCATACCTCCCTGACCACTTGGTTTTACAGTAGTTGGCGTAGCATTTTCTTGTTGTATTGTTACAGCCTTATCAAGCGTAAATCCTTGTGGGAATATTCCTTTTTCAATTAATGTAGGCAAAGTTTCTGGATAAGCAACAACTTGATTTATTGCATCAATGTAATTCTTTTGTCCACCCTGCTCAAGTGTTTGACCTTTGATATTCATGTCAAATAACTTGCTGAGAATTTCAGCCTTCTTAGGATCAGCGTTGGCAATAGCAGGGTAATAATTCATTAACCTACTTAATTCAGGCTGACTTAAATCCCCGCTTGCTATCTTTTGATTTGCTGTGGGCAGATCAGTACCCAAAGCCTGAGCCATTAAAGTATTAGCCTGAATCTCATTGAGCGCACCAAGCTTGGCATTATTTAGCTCAAGCTTCATCTTAGCCAAAGGAATATCTTGAGCTTCTTGCTTTTCTTGCCAGTCACCCATAGCGCCTGCGGCACTACCTAAAGATTCACCAAATGAACCAGTTCTTGTAGGAGCTAAAAATCCCTGAGCAATCTTAAACCACGGTACACCGCCTTGACGCTCAGTCAACTTCTTGGACAACTCGTCCATTGACTTTAGATTTTCCAATCTTGCCTTATCAATATCAAGGCTGTAGTTTGACAAAGGAGATGTTGTGTTTGATCCTTGTGATAATGGTGTTTCTGTTGCCATGTTTATTCCTTATTAGTACGCTTAGATCTACGTGATTTCTTCGTAACCAACATAGAACCGCCATCAGCAAAATTGAATAAAGATATTGGCGCATCAGGAGATGTAATATCTTTCATGTGACCACTAGCACCACCTCCGCTATTGTCACTAGGAGTTGATGGAGTTGTATCAGTTGGAACTGTAGGCTCTGATGGTAATGGGTTACCACTTGAATCTGTTAATCCTTGTGGGTAAACAACAGTTTGTAAAGCTCCACCACCTGTAGATCCTGATTCAGTTCCACTAATCAAATTACCATTGGAATCATATTGAGGAGCATTTGGATTAGTCGTTCCAGTAACAAGATTTCCTTTGCTATCAAATACTTGACCAGGAGCAGGTGGTATCCAATTTTTATTTGTTGAATCGTAAACATAATTACTTGGAACACCGCTAGGTCTATTTGGATTACCACCAAATAAGCTTCCAAGTGAAGAGATACCGCATCTTCCAAGTATTCCAGAAGCAAGAGATCCAAGACCTGCAACTTGTGCAAGTGGTGATGTAGCATATGCGCCAGGTATTGGAGCAGTCTTGATACAGCTTGTAGCCATAGGTACTGAGTAGCCTTTGAGCACACAAGATTCTGCTTTTGCCACAGACAGTGGATAAAGCGCTTTGTTCTGAGCAACTGTGTACTGGCATTGACCAAGAGTAGCCAAAGCCTTAGCACAATTGATTCCGAGTGCAGATTGTGTGCTTGCCAAGCAACTTTGGAGCTTACCTGCATTAAGCTGATTGTTGATCTGTTTGTTAGCCGCACAAAGAGACTGGGCGTAACCTGTTTTAAGGGCACAAGCCTGTTGACCAGTAATGCCTAGGTCAGCGTTAGCTATCACCTGTCCGAGCGCTCCTGCACCCCTTTGTGAGCCAAATTGACCGCTTCCTACGATACCCGCTGTAGCTTGAGGGGCAAGGTTTTGAGCAATATTTGCCTGACCCAAGTTACCAATCGCATTGACCACGCACTTGGTGTACGGGTTCATGTAGTTTTGTGCCATTTGCGATATGCACGATCCTGCCGCCTGATTTGCAGTTGCGGTCGCCGCATTGATGCCTGGTTGATAAGAGCCTGCATTTTTTGCCGCTACACAATAAGCTTGGTTTTGAAGGGATTGGGCTTGTATCGGACCTGCCGCACAAGCACTTGCGGCACCCGCTTGAGCTTGCTTAGCCAAAGTATTCAAATAGCACATATAGAACCCAGGAGCGCTTTGGGCTGTCTTCTGAGTTGTTGTGATAGGAGCTAAAGCACCTCCCTGGAGTACCGTTCCAGTAGATCCTGTACTAGCCTGACCTAAGCACTGCGGTGCGGGATTAAGAGTTGAGAGTGCCATTATTTACCTTCCATGTATGACAAAGGACTTTTAGCCTTTGGTGGGATTTTATTTGCAGATGCTGATCTTTTGTGCTCACGAATCTTTTCGCGCATCTCGTCAAGCTTCTTTGCACCTTCTTTGTTAGATCCACCGCCCAGAGCCGTCACCAAAGATGCAGGGAATACAAACTCCCCGTCAGCAATCATCGCATTGATGTGACCGCCCTCTGAGTGGTTCTCATAGTGCTTGTGAGGAAATTGATGCATAAAGTGATGCAAAGCCTCAGCGCCTGCTTTGTTAGAACCGTCTCCAAGCGCCGCAACAATGTCAGCATCCATCACGTAGTCCCCGTCCTTTAAAAGCGCAGGGATGTCGTCTGATTGACCTGTACCGCGCCCCTGAGCGTAGTGTCCAGTAACGCCAGTCATGAATTCAGGCTTGTGGGTTGATCCCCCCTCTTTAAATCCACTGTATCTTTGTTGTGCGGGGAAAATACCGCCGCTTGGTACAGCAGATGCGGCTAATAAGTTTGGTGTTGTTGTGTCACCCAAACCAGATGGCGTATACAAAGAATTAATCTGATTGGCAGATAAACCCGCTGTATTAAGAGGAGACAAAAACATTCCAGATGATGATGGCGTACCCGTAAACAAAGGCGTTATAGTCAAAGGAGCGCTTGGAGTATTGTTATATGTAGGATTGTTATTTAATGCGCTGTTTGATGAAGGAGCGTATCCACTTCCAGATGTGCTTGATGAAGGAAAAGGTTGAAGAATTTTTTGAAATGCAGTACTAATCGCCTGTTGTTTAAGCGCCTGACTAAGATTAAAACCAGACTTTGCGACAGGATCAGTAATAGGATTAGCTATGGAAGAAGTAACGCCAGACTGACTTAAAGTACCAGTGCCTGGTGCAACTCCTGCATCCATAGCATCTATTGATGGAAGCGCAGACAAATCAGTCATAAGACCTTGTGCTCCACCCATCGTAGCGCCAAATAAATTTGATGCAGGTGCAACAGCACCAGAGACTTGAAGTCCTTCTGGAACATAATTTGGGCTAAGTGAGTTGGTCAAAGAACTCATGCTCATCTGACCAACTGGGCTACTTCCAGTTGTTGGACTTAATGAATAATTTGTATTTAATCCAGTTGTATTTGCAGAGGTCGTTAGTCCATCAACTGTACTTGCGGCTGTTCCTGTACCTGCGGCAGTTTGCCCAAGCATGGTGTCTAAACTTGCTGTATCACCTACAGCGCCTGCTGTACCTCCAACAATACTTCCGTCAGCACTGATACCAATGCCTCCACCCAAATCAATACCACCAGTTGCCGCCGCCGTTGCACCTGCATCTACTGCTGTAGCCGCCGCCGCAGGTGCCGCAACATCTGACGCCGCAATCACAGCATCCACTGGGTCATACAGACGAATCTTTCTATCCCCAACGTGCTTAAACCCGTCTGGATGGTAAAGTGGAATATCAAATAAATGAATTTTTCTCATATTCTTGTAAGCATCCATGTGTAATCGGGTCTATCGGATGGAGTTGGGTTTTCACCCAAAAGCTTCATTAACTTAATAAGTCCATCAGGCGTATTCTTTATATAAGCCACGTGCAAATCAGAGTTACGCAACTGCTGAATAAAGAATTTAGCGGAGTGAGCCAAAGAAAGTGGGCTATCAACCGTAAATAAGAAAATCTCACATGCACCTTCACCCAACAACTTAGCCACCAAAACAGACTGCCCCTTATGGAAAGAAAGCATGGTATGACTAGCCAAACCTTTGGCAATTGAATCAAGTGCCACCTGCGGATCAATGTTGTGCCTGATTGCGGAAGCCGCTATTACTTGTGATGGTTTCATATTAATACACGCTCTGTTGGTTCTGTGAAATGTTCATGATGCCAACCAAATGTTTAGCCCACTCTCGCCAATCGTCATATCCTCTTGGATCAGGTATACCACTTTGAACGAAGTACCCAATCCCTTGCATACCCGCCGCCCACTCTTTCCATTTCTCCTCTGGCACTGTCCCCAGTTGGTTGGACGCAAACTGCTGAGCCATTGAAGCACACCAGTAGTCCCAAGTCATTCCGCGAGGATCGTATGTAGTAGACATTATGGGTTACCCGTTGAGCGCTCATCGCCCATATCAACGCTCATAATGCAATTACCCAACTGATAATCGCCACCAAAATCGTTGCTTGTGATCCTGAGCCTCATCTCACGACGTTGCTCTTTCATGTCAATCTTGAGAGTTGATTTGGTAAAGTTATAAGGTGCAGACGCAACATCTACATCATCAGCATAACCCTTACCCAAAACCGTCAGAGACATTTGACCAGACTGAATAAAGTCAGGCTCAAACCGCTCAAGTCTGATCCACTTATTATCGTTGATCAGTTGCTGTTGCCCAAGTCCTCCGCTCACCCAACCAAGGGACGGCGTCTCAAAATATGAGTTAATAGCGTCAACAGTCGTCAAATAAACCTGATCCTTACCCGTCTCGTGTTGCCAAAGCGTATAAAACTGAGACATGGTGGTACTGATTGTTAGACCTGTACCCGTTGATGGGGATCTGGCTTTGGTGCTTAAAGTACCGCTTAAAGCGTTTTGATAAGAGCCACCATTAGCTATCCTAAGACCCGTAACAACGCCGCCAGATACCGTAGACACGGTAAATACAGCAGGATTTCCAACACCTCCTAAAAGAGTCACCACATCGCCAACAGCGTAGCTTGTTCCACCGCTCACAATGTTGACCGCTGTAACCTGGTATCCAGTGGCTGTGTTTTGTGCCCAGATTGGGTATCTAAATACCTCTGAAAATACGCCTGCCGAGCGCTGAGCGCCTAAAGCCTGCCCTGCGTCGTACCAAGTCTGCTCACGCACGTTGTAGATAATTGCATCATTACACTCGGTTGCCGTTCCTTTTGGATAGAACCACCAGATTTCACCCCAACGAGTAATCTTGGTAGCCCAAACTTTTTGACGTTGGGTAATGTTGATGTTGTCAAAGAAGTAGTTTTGGTTAACGGTATTGGGTATTTCCTGGACCACACCGTTGTAATAAAAGAACCGATCCACTCCAACCCAATAATAAATTCCGTCATATTCCACAACAGAGTTGGACGACATGATGGTGGTTGAGGTGGAGATAATGTCATACCGCCAGTACAGCGTAGAAGTGCCTACAGTCTGCGGAGAATAGGTCACCCTGGTCAACTGATCCAAAGACCAGAAAAGCCCCGCAGGCGATGTTGTACCGCCCCGTAGAGGCATTCCCTTGACTACTTTTGTTCCAGATACGTTGTTGGCGTTGGAGTCGCTAGATACCCAGTTGGTAAAGTCACCCGCCGCACAGTTTTGAATCAAACCATTGTTTCCATAAACAAACAGATACGGGTAGAGCATACATGCCCCACCACTTACCGATATGTTGTTGCTAAAAGTAAAAGTAACTGGAGATGTGCCTGTAATGGCGTTGTTAACAGTGACTGTGGTCGTACCAGAGGCTACCGTTACAGCCGTTACAACTGTACCCGCAGACACCCCAGTGCCAGTAACAGTCTGATTGACGCCTATCCTATAGTTACTTGAGGAAATAACAATAGTCGTATTGGTTGGCGTGCCAGGCGTACCAGTAACTGAGAACACACCAACCTGACTAAGCGCGGAGTAAGGAAAAGTACCACCTAAAACTGGCGTGTTGGTTGTATTGTCAATGTTGGTTAGATTCAGACCTGGATGGGCAATCAGATTTAAAGCGCCACTACCATTTGGATCATATCCAATATCAAACTGCCAAAGATTATTGGCATCAGCAGTAAAGTTGTTTAGCGTAATGGATGTTGGACCAAAACCCACGCCATCATCATTATCTGTTTGCCAAGCTTGAAGGGTGCTTTGACCGCCTGAGTAGACATAATTCAAGCCGTTTTGAGATTGCATGACCATGCCACGGCTAATCTCTGGCGCGTTTAAAAATATTGCTTTGTAGCCGCCCATCTTTCTGGGTAAAGCGCGTTGAAAACGAACCCACTGACCATCCACAAATAGTGGAGAGGCAAGCTGAGTCCCGTCTCGCTGAATACCAGACTTGATGGCTAAAAGCGCTACTTTTAAGGTCAAAATCCACCTCCAAGAATGCCAACACTAGCTTGAATGCCAGAGCTAGTAATCAACATGCTGAGCGTTCCACCCAAGGTAAAACCAATTTGATTTGATGCAGGCAAGTACATACCAGTCGTCAAATTACCCGCAAATGTTATGGATGGTGCTCCAACAGATCCTACGGGAAAAGCAGTTGTACTTACCGATCCACTGGTCACACTGTTGGCGTTATAGACGTTTGTACCGTCACAAATTGCCATAACAGTTGTGCCTTGATTAACGACAATTGTTGATCCACCAGATACAGACGTTTTAAAAGTTAATGTATATGATCCAGTCGTATTGTTGGTAAACGAATAAAGTTGAACTGTACTTGGAACAATCACAGTTGTATTGGCTGTCAATACGCCCGTGTATTCTTGAATCGTATTTGCACCCTGTGTTGAGGACAAAGTGTAGGTATACGGGCTACTTAAACCTGTCAACGATAAAGCCAGTTGGGTATATGCAAAGCTGTTGGAGCGTCCATATCCAAAGGTGTTATATCCAGTAGATCCGTTAGACACAATAACTAAAGACTCACCCAGTTGAAGCTGTTGAGTAGAATTTCCGTCGATTGTGTCCGTTCCACCAGGATTGAGCGTCAGTATTCCAGTGCCGTTATTCTTAAAAATAACAAACCAATTATTGCCCACCACAGATGCGCTTGGTAGGGTAATAGATCCTACGCCAGAACTCCAGACAAAGAAACTAGCCCTGCTTTGAGCATTCAATGTTGGTGCAGAATAAAGAAGGGTAACGGGGTAGGCGGCATTAAGAGTCGATCCAATCGGCGTTAAACCGTATCCTGCAAGCGTAGAAGCATTAGCCGCAGATGTACCCACACCCATTGCAATACTTGCCCAAGTACCCGCCGCAGTAGTGTTATTTGTGACGTAAAGGTAATAGCAGTTAACGGTAGCTGTAGTGGGCGCTACTGGTATTGAAACGACCGTTGTACCGCCGTTATCAGTAACATTAATTGCATACTGACCAGATGTACCGACGTTACGAATAATAACTGCCTGACCAACCGATACCTGAGAAGCAGGTGGTAGCGCAACAGATAGACCTGAGGCAGTGGCTGTAATCTCGGTGATGTTGGCGGCTACGTTAGTGGAGCTTGTGCCGTTGATGGGCCAGTTTAGTGTGGTGTTGGCGCTTATGGTCAGCGACTCATACGCAACCTGCGAAGGAGATATGGTCTGACCTGTGAATGGATTGGTATATGCTGTCATTATGAATCCCTGGCAATGGTTTGACGATCACCAGTACGCAGATCGTCTTCTTTCTTCAATGTGGCTAAAGCTTTGTCGAACATAGACTGCCAAGTAGGTATCCTTGCGTCGTTCTTTAAGAACGGGGTCATCTGTAGCAAAGTACCAAAAAGCATGGCATTGGGAGCGTTTTGAGTCAGCCAGTTTGTTTGGTTGGTGCTTGAGAGAGGTTGAATGCGCTCATAGAACAATACCTCAAACTGATAGGCTTGATCTGGTGTGGGAGCTAAATACCAGTGGTCGTAATCGTAATCAGCGTAATAAACTGGGGCGGCTGTATTGGTGTTGTTGGGCCAATAACTGGTCAAATATTCGTACTTTCGCAAGTAAATAGGTTGTTTTGCGCCCGTTGCATCAATGTATTTAAGTGATACTGTCTTTCTCCACCGTGCAGGCTTAGCAATAACTGGATTTCCTGCGGTCATGGTCGCTTGTGCAACATTTAACTGACCTAAAGTCTTGATTTCCTGAGCTATTTCATATTCACAAAGGGATATGGATACAGGAACTTGATTAACAACGGCTGTGTCACTCCTCTCTAAGTACTGATAAATCGTACTTACAAGGTTGTCATACGTCATTGTCCAACTGGCGGTTGGAGTTATGGATGAAATGGTCATTAAGCCCCCTAATATACGCCTATTTTAGATAGTATCGGGGCAAATGTCACCCCAGTACCTTCAATGCTTTCTGAGTGAAGTTAATCCGATCCTGCAAACCGAAGTCGCCACCATTAACTCGCTTGGTCAGAGCTACCCAATCTTCGCGCTCAGCTATCTCGTTACATCCGTGGGTCTTCCAAAACCATCCCGCACTCATAGCGGCGTACATCGGATGACCAACTGGATCTGGATTGTTCACAAAATCCTGCCCAACAGACTGTCCAAAGTGCCAGTAATTGTCGTGACCAGTCAACTGAATACATCCACGTCCACGGTACTTCCATCCGTCGCCAGAAGCCTCATCACGGTTACCCATGCGGTTGGCATAAATTCGGTTGGCAATCTTCTGAGCGTTGCCTGCGTAAAGCTCTACCTCACCAGGCTTAAACTTGTGCCCAAAGAGCTTCTCAAGCGTGGGTGCTCGGTAGTTCAGGTTCTCTTCTAGCTTGGTAAAGTGCCCACACTCCTCGGTACACTGACCGATAAATGCGGCTTGCTTCTTAACATCATCCATTCCGAACTTAGCAAAGGTAGCGTTGAGTGGATCAACCCATTCAGCGCCGATACCGAGTTGGTGGAGTTGGTCAGCAGTAATCATTTAACCCCCTTATTGACCATATCTCTTACTTCGTTGTACTGCTTGATGCAGGCATTGAGGGAGATGATGGCTGTGTCTCCGTCTGAGGCGATGTTGACAAGCTCTTTGACAGTCTGTCGCTCAGATTCGGATTCATTGGCTGTATTTCCTGGTTGAGTGGAGGAACCTGAATCGGTTGATAAACCACAGGCGGCTTTAGGTAACCGCAACTTGCCAGAGTCAGCGTCAGCAATAAGACTAGATTTCTTGGTTTGAACATCATTTTTCGCCTTTCTAAGAGCCGTTGTAGCAACAGCCAGTTTTTTAGCGTACTCGGCTTCTGCGGCACGAGCTTCTCCGTTAAGTCTCTCTATCTCAGCCTTGTCCTCAGCCACACGCCTTTGGTAGCCTTTTTGGTCGGCGACATAGTAAGCCCCCGCAAAAGCCAAAACAATGCCCAAAACTTGCATTAGAAGGGCGTACTGGGCTATGACTGGGATGACACGAGCAAAGTAGCTCAGAAAGTACATCACCAAGCCGCAAACAGTCACGGCTAAGGCAATGTAGTACATAACGTCAGTAAAGAAACTAAACATTGGTGCTGTTCCTTGCGTGAGCCATTCTCAAGCGCTCTTCCTCGTCTTCTAGGACTGGATGGCTAGTGGGAGGTGGTGGAGGTGTCCAACCTGCTGTAGAACCGCTAGAACCGCCTCCAGAGGACACATAGGTGATCTCCTTGACTGGAGGTGCTACGTAGGCATCCTTACCGCTCTTGACGTTGTTCATCATGGCTGTAGCTTCGTTGGTCAGCCCCTTGGTCATGATCCCGCCAATACCGCCTACGATGAGCAGGACGATGTCGTTCAGCATCTTGGTAAAAGCCTGGTCAATAGGCGCCATAGCCTTGATTGGCTGAGACACAAACATCACGCTGTAGATTAGGGTAACTACTATGAAAAATAGTATCAGCGTCACCATCACAACGACAAAAGCCCTGGTACGGGCTTCTATCTCATCGGCAGTTAGTCGCTCCCGATTGGGGTTGGGGGTTAGCAGGAGTAGCAGGATTTCCTTCAATTTTCTTCTCCAATACAGGGGCTATAAGGTATTCTGGGCAGTCTTGAGTGAACTCACAGCGTGGCTTTTGGCACTGAGCCGCATTGAAGTGGTCAGGATCTTGGCAGTAATAGCGGTACTCATCGTGGCACCCCGCTAACAAGAAAATCAATAAAACGCATCTTTTCATTCACTTTTTTCCTTTTGACGCTCCAACTCTTTCTTGAGCTTTTCAATCCGCTTGATATTGGACTCCATGATGATTCTGTCTTGATGAATCTCCATGTACAAAAACCCAAGCAATGGCAAAACTAGAACGAACAAAAACGCCAACACAACTATGATAATCACATACTGCCATGACTCACTCGATTTATTGCCCACATCAAACCCATGAAGTATGTTGCCACAAATAGTACTGCTATTAATGACGCTGTCCTGAACCAGATCTTCTCTTCAAATTCCCGACGCTCAGCCTCTAGTTGCCGCCTCTTCTTGAACTGCGCCTGCCTTGCAATAGCCTGCTCATTGGCAATTGTGCCTAGCATCTGGTTTACGCGTGTATACAAATCTTTTAATTCTGGTGGCACGTGGTAAACCATATACTCCCTTAGTTCTACACTCATCTCCTCCATTCGGGTCATCGCCAACACTCGGTTGATTGCTTTTTCAGCCTGGTCACCAGTTGGGTCATACACCGTCTTGGACAGCATCTCCTCCTCCTCCACATGAGTTTTCAGCGCGTTATACGCTTTAAAGAACGCTGTCAGATTCTTGCCAATCTCTGCGTAAATTGCTGTTGGATCAAACTCCTCAGCCTTTTTTGCATCTTTCTTGCGTTTTTCCTTGTTTAGATCGCTATCAGGACGAATGTCAGCTAGTGTCTTTGGTTTGTCAGGAGCAAACAGATTCTTGAGAAAACCGAGTATGCCACCGACTTCTTTGCCAATCGCCTTGACCTCGTTAGCTGTCTTGACAACGTCTTTAACCAAGGCTTGTCCCTCTCGGAACAACTCACAGCCTTGCTTGATTGCCTTGAAGGCGACGTTGGCGGCGGCAATGAGGGTGAATGGGTCAATTTTCTATATCCCGAAGATCTTCTTTATGAACTCAGCGGCAACGCCTGGACCAAGGAGTACACAGAGCATTACCCCGTAGAGCAGATACTCAATTTTGGTCATGCGCTTTTCGCCGATGGATAGCGAATCTTGAATAGCTTTGTACCGCTCAGCACAGATAGCCTCATGAACCGCCAAACGCTTGTCAATATCGGCATCCATCAGTCAAAGCCCCTCAGTGTTTTAGCCAGATTCTTCTGTCTTTTGGTTTTGGTTGAATCGTTGGGCTTAATCGCCAACTTCTTGGCGGGGATATTTTTTCCTTCGGGGACTTTGAGCTTGGATCTAAGGGAGCCTGGGTTTTTGATGGCTTTTTGAATCCATTGTTCAGACATTTGAACCCTCACTTGGTTGGCAGGTAAATGCTGAAGGAGCCACAGAAGCGATTACAGCAGGCTCAGTGGTGGTAACGGTAGCAGATGCCTCGGTAGCCTCTACAACGACCGCAGAAGGCTCTACGGATGCATCCTCGGTATCTGCAACAGTATCGGCAGAATCCACAGGAACAGGATCAGCAACCACGGGATCAGGTGTAGCAGGTGTTTCATTATCAGGAATAAGGGGCATGGGTGTTGTTTCTACGCCAACTGGTTCTGGATTTGGACCAGGCACAGCGTCAGTGGGTGGAGCATAGCGCTTCTCAAGAAACTCCATAAATTTATGGATTTCATCCCAGGCGCTTGTTTCAAAATCTTTTAAGTGATGTTCGCGGATGTCCTTGAGAAATTGCATGATGTCCTCTTAAGTGGTTGGAGTTGCAGGATCTATTACCTTTGAATCCTCAACATTACTCTCAGGCGCAAGTGTCTGAGCATTGAGTTGAGCGGTAATCTTTTGCACGAGCGGCCAGGCATTAGAGCTTGTGGGAAGTTGTCCCAAAACATTGATAATGTCATTAACCTCTACGTTTAATAAATCAATTTTTACTGGAAACATAGTCATCCTATTTGTTATTCCGTCGTGGTCGGGGCGACGGCTTCCCCAATCGTTATTGTAGATGTGCTTTTGTCAATTGTCATCACGCCCGTGCAGGCAATATTCCAGTCCTCACCAGTCCTCTCAGAGTAGGACGGAACATCAATTTTGACGTGTTTACACAGAAATTCTTGAATGCCGTTTTCAAATACTCTCCAAGCGTGGTCAGGAGTACCCCTACCAGGCATTCCTCTGGACTTGTTGAATCTGATCAAGTATTTGTTCATACGACCACCACAGGTTGTTGCTGTACGCCAATGTTGAAATGGATGAATTTGAGCGGCTCATCCCCACCGTGACGGGTAAAACTATGCGGTACCCAGGCGTTTGTAAAGAACAAAGTGCCCTTCTTGATGGGGAAGATAAGCTTGTGGGTGGCGTAGCTGACCACGTTTGGATCAGCCTCGGGCAGTTGGGTAAGGATTTTGCCGTGTCTTTCGTCATCAAGAACGATACTGGACGCCTTTTCTGGCTCGTTCAGGAAGTAAAAGCCGACAATGTGGTCGCCGTTACCGTGAACATGGTCATCCATGCCTGAGAATTTGTAGTGCTCTTGACCCCACATGGATGTGAAATAAGTCACTTTATCATCCATCTTATAGCCCTGAGACTGAAGAATGTTCCAGGCTGTGGAAGTGATATATCCTGCCAAACCTTTGATTCTTTCGTCCAAATACAAGTTGTCCGTCATCTTGACTGGATACAAATCGTTTATTGGGCTTGTATTTTTGGCTATTGCCTCATCAAATACCGCTATTGCGCCATCAATGTATTCAGGCTTTGAAATGCTGTATACCGCCGTGGCAAAGTAAATTGCCATGTCCAAATTATCCATACCGTTCTCCTATTTATTATGCGGTACAGTGTACATTAACTACATATGTTTGTGGCTTGCAAATACATTGATGAAGATTGTTCCATCCTCAAGAGCCTCAATCTCATGCCACTGTGCGGCAATAAGGTTAATTGGCTGAAAATCTTTATCAACAATAACCTCTTTACCCTCTTTGCGAACAGCACAAGAACCCGCAGTGCAAAATGTAGCGTGAGCATGTATATGCTGATGCCTAGACAAACCTTGACCTTTGTTGGCGTGGTAAATATTTAACGTAGCGCCATCGTAAGTAAATGTAAATTTCGGCGGTATATTGGTAACAGACATACATTAACCTCCAGTTAGAAGATTAAATTGTAATTGTTCCAACAGATACTGGTTGCTCTACAGACTCAGAAAGTTTTTGAGTTACATCAACAATTTGTGATAAATCTACTGGGTTTTCTTTTAAAACACCAAGATCAACCAACATTTGAGCAAAACCGTACTTGCTTTCTATCTCTTGATTTTTTTGTATTTGCGCTCTTGTTTCCGCATCAGGCATTGGACTTTGAGGTCTATTTTGAACAATTCTTCCGTCAGGAAGTGTTATTGTTCCATCCATAGAATGTCTGTCTGTTGTTATTTGTTTTGCAACTAAATCATTAATGAATGACAAATCAGCGTCTTCAGCATATCCTTGAACAACCTCCAATGGCTTGGCAAATTGTTTGATAATATTTTCCAAATCAGTTTGACTTCTTGGTAGTGGTGATTTCAACTGTATCTTTGCATAAGTGTTGTCATCAAAACTGACATCAATTTGTTTTTGCTCTTGATCAAAATTTGTAATAACAAAAGTAACGGTATTTACATTGATGGTAACCTCGGACATTTTTAGATCTCCTATTTATTATTTAAGCCAAATTACCCGATACTGTACCACTATTATTGAGCGTAGTTGTAGATGATCCTTTAACTAAATAATTACCTGCGGCTCCACCAGACGATCCAGAAGAACCACCAGATCCCGCAGAACCGCTTCCGTAGTTACCACTATTTCCTGTAGCACCAGTATTTCCTGAAGAACCAGAGCTTCCTGCAACGCCAAAAGCTCCACCCGCTCCACCTGTACCGCCAGTACCACCAGTACCACCAGATCCTGCGTTAGTACCACCACTAGAGCCAGATGATCCACCAGATCCAGTAGATCCAGAACCAGCGGCTTGACCGTAACCTTGACCTACACCGCCTGCTCCTCCTGCACCACCACCACCGCCGTTTCCACCGCAAGAATAAGCATAATTAGGTGTACAACCTGTATGTTGATATTGTCCTATTTGATAGTAATAACAATTTTGTGGACCACAACATCCACATCCATGACTTTGAGATACTAAACATCCTACTCTATAACAATGACCTCCATACGACCAAGTAAATCCTGTTGTTTTATGGGGATAAGTACTTCCACTACCAGCGGGACCTTGCCAATATGCTGACCAAGATCCACGACTATAACGAGGTAAACATTGTGTGAAAAAAGAATAACAAGCACCATAGTTATATACATAACCATAAGTAGGTGTATATCCAGATATATATTGTCCTGTACCGCCTTTACCTCCAGTACCTCCAGTACCGCCCTGTCCTCCCCCTCCACCACCTGCTTGAATATAAGCGCCAGATTTGTTGTTGATGGTCACGGTTTGGTTAGAGTAGTTAGAACGCAAAGCATTGCCACCAGTTCCCCCGCTTGATGCTCCACCCGCGCCTTGTATTTTTCCGTAATTATTGATAACCAGGCTTGATCCAGATGGCAACTGCCCCGTATCTAAAGCATAACTACCTGTGCTAGAAGACCCAACAATAGCACTGGTATCAAGCATTACTCGATAAGTAGTAACTGTTGATGGAGTTGAGAATAATCCAGTAGCAATATTGACTGTAGTCGTAGTTGAATTGATATAAGCAGAAGCATGTCCTTTGTTAATACAAATACACGCACAGCTAGATGCACAAATTAATTTCTTATATGTCGCATCATTAAAACTAAATGCGGCACTGGATGATCTACCAAAAAGAGTGTTAAGGTCAGATGCCGCTATTGCACCAGATATTGGCGTTGCCATATTTCAATCCTCCAATTATTT